TGGCGCAAAGCACAGGAGATGACGATGACAGGCAACGACAAGCCGAGCGAGAGCCCGAAGCTTCTACCTGGTGACGAAACGGAACCTGGGTCCAAGCAGTCCGCAGATGGCATCTGCCTCGCGTGCGGCGGCTCCGGAGAGCAAAGTGGCAGGCAATGCGCAGACTGCGGTGGTACCGGCATCATAACGGTGATTGTCGGAGACGCTTAACGGCGCTTCGTCTGAGCCGCTGCTGTTAAAGCGCAGTATGAATGGTTGATCCGCTCGCATGCGGCTTTTCCATCGCCTCTAAGATCGCCCTCGCTATCAGTTGGCTCCCGTCTTCAGATGGCTCGATGGCGTTAGCGTAGTGCTGGTCCTTTGAGAACATCACCCGCAGATCGATCAGCGGTAATCCACGCTTCGCCGCCTCACGGGTGATGACGTCATTCAGAACTCCAAGGGCAAGGTTAGCTACGCGGCGCTGCTGTAGATCTGGCAGCATCGCGTCGTAGATTGTGCAGATTGCCATGGGACGATTGAAACGCTCAGCTTCATTGAGGAGTGTTCGGTACCGGTCCCGAAACCTATCCCTGATGACCCGCACCTTTTCTAGTGCCTCGGTGACCGTCTCCACTGATTCAAGCAGTACCCCAATCGACTGCAATGCGTCATTGCCTCCGGCGCTGATCACCAGAAGGGTCGCGTCATCGGGAATGCTGTTCAGCTGGCTGATAGCGCCGTCGATAACCGCGCCGTCCTCAGCCAGCAGAGTGACTTTACCGTCACCGAACTCCTTCATCAGGACGGAAGTGACATCGCCGCCTCGCGGCACGTAAGCCGCATTGTCGAGGATCGAGTCCCCAATTAGAACAACATGAACCATGCGCCACCTCTTTCAGTGATGCTGAAACAGCTCGCACCGTTTTTGTTCCGCGCGCAAAGCTAAGACATGCTAGTAAAGGCCCTTCACGGTGGCGGTCGTCGTCTGTGACTGCCGGTTACCTACCAACCGACCGAACGCGCCAGACGTAGCATCCACCTGGTCCTTGAACGCGCCGCCCGGGAAGAGGCAGAGCTCGTCGAGATAGGCCTCGTTCCATGTGCCCTGGACAAGGAACACGTTGCCGGCCTCGCACTGTGACGAGAACGGTTCAGCGCGTGTCACCTTGTCTCCCGTCTCCGGATCAGCTTTCACCGTCCAGCCAGCGAGCATCGAGACGTAATCTTTCGCCTGCACCTTGCCAGCCTGTCCTGGATCCTGCGGCAGGCTGATCAAGACATCAGTACCGTCGAGCTCCGCGGTGGCCTTGATGAGCATGCGCACAGCGTTGCCTTCGTCCTGGGTGGTGACAACGTGGCCGACGACATAGGAGCCATCCCGTGCCTTCCCCAGCTTCACGCCGGCGGTTCTGGCTGCTGTCGTCTTCTTCGTTGCTGCAAGGTCCCAGTGGCGCACCCAGCGCGTGCCAGGCGGCGCCTGCCGTATGATCTTGCCCTCGAACCACTGCCGCTTGAACAGCCCACCCTCGCGCGCTGTCGGACGCTGCTGGTACTGACCAGCATAGCCGTAGGAGCCCTTGACGACCTTCAGTGCATCAACAGCCTCACGGGTGAATCGATCCGGCAGCAGGAGCTCCCCATCAGTCGTCCGTGGATCCACAAATCCTATACGGGTTGGCTCCGTCGGGTCGATGATCCGTCCGCTCGACCTGTATGGCTTCGGGTCGTACTCCATCGGCAGGCAGAGATGCACATAAGGCAGCCCCAGCTTCAGGATCGTGCCGGCGACGTCGTTCTCGTGCAGTCTCTGCATGATGACGACGATAGCCGAGCGCTCCAGGTCGTTGAGGCGGTCGGAGATTGACTCCCGAAAGATGCGGACGGTGTTTGCTCGCTCCACATCGCTTTCAGCCGTCTCCGTCGAATGCGGGTCGTCGATGATGACGCGATCACCGCGGCCACCAGTCATGGAGGCAAAGGGCCTGCCCTCACGCCCGCCGGACCTGGTGTTCTCGAACTTCCCCTTCGCGTTCTGATCCGATCGAAGCTGCACCTCCGGCCACAGCGAGCGATACCACTCGCTCTCCACCAGGCGGCGCATCTTGGTGTTGTCGCGCATGACGTTGTCCTGGGAGTAGGACGACGTCAGGTAGCGCATGTGGGTTAGCTCGGCCGGACCCCATTCCCAAGCAGGCCAGAACACCGAGTGAAGCAGCGACTTCATCAGACCCGGCGGACAGTTGGTCAGGAGCCGTGTGATCTCCCCTCGGCTGACTGCCTCGAGGTGATCCGCCATCGCCTGCAGCGGCCAACCCCATACCAGCGTTGCCTTCGGCTCCAGGATTGGCCAAGCCTCGGCTACGAAGCCCTCCAGCGTTTTGCATCGGGCGCGAATTCGCTCAGCGTTCTGCTGGACGTCTCGGCGCTGCCGGTCAGCTTCCCGCCTCGCCCTCTCCGCCCTGATCGCTCGCATCATCACCGCCGGCGGTGGCAAGCGGGCCAAAGATGGCTTCGAGTGCATTCAGCTGCTCTTCCGTTGCATTTGTCAGGTCGACGGTCTGGATCGGCCCACCGTTCGGACCCGTGTGCTCCCGCTTCTGAGGAGCGTAGCTGCCCTGCATTTTGTTCGCCTCGGCAATGGCAGAGATGGCCACACGCGCGTCTTTCTCTGCGTGGCTATCGAAGATTGTCTTGAGTGCCTGAAGCCTGTCAGCAGCCGTCCATTCGGCTTTCTCGGCCACTCTGGACTTGATCTCGTCAACACGGCGCGTGATTTCGTCATTTTTCGTCAGTCGTGACGAATTGCGCGGGTCGCTGTACCCGGCGGCCTTCATCGCCTCCGTCGCCGTCTTGCCTTTGGCGAGCTCCTGGGCGAACCTCTCGTGCCGGGCGTTTTTCAGGACTGGCATGGGTTAACCTTGGGAGGAAGGAATGAATAATCAGGGTTTGTGGCTCAAGGTAACCCGCTCCGATGATGTACCGATTGTTGTCAATTTCGACCAGGTGATTGCCATACTTCCGCATGAGGGCGGTGTCTTCACCTTGCTTTTGACCGGCGGCGGCGGCATCGTGATCAAAGAGAACATCGACTACATTCAGTCGAACATTCCCATTTGATGCCATGCCACAGGATTCGTCATATGCCAGACACCAAAGCCATTTCTGTCGTCGTCCGCTCAGATGAACAAGGCCATTGGGTAGAGTGGACGATCAATGGCGACAGCAGCTCACTCGGCCCTTATCAGGACGATGAAATGGCAGAGAACGTTCGCGCTGCGAAAGAGCGAGAGCTGAACGAAAACCCGGGCCGCTCCCTCTAAGGTGCAGTGTAGGATCAGCGGCTCCATCTAAAATGGAAAACCGCTCTCCGTTTCCGGGGCGGGGCTGTGGAACGTGCCTGCCTACAGGCTTACGGATTACACGGGCTGGCGATAATTGGCCCCTTAAGGTTGCGGCCTACCTCGACTTCGTCCGCAGTTTAACCAACTAGCTCGGCATCCTATGGCAGGTTCCCGCCAAGCTCTGCTGCCAACAGCAGCCCGATCGGTCCGGCATTACGCCGGTAGGACCGCTCTCCACGGCCTTGGCTGCATCCCATAGGACTTAGGTCCGATGAAACATATGCGCCCCGTGAGGGTTTCAGTGGCGCAAAATGGAGACAACAAATGCAAAAGCTGCTTCTCGCTGTAGGTACGGCATGCTTCATCACGTTTGCTGCGCCAGCCATGGCTCAGGAAACGACCCCAGGTGGTGCGACCAACAACGCGGCTCAGGCCGAAGACGACGATGGCTTCGATCTGGGATGGCTCGGACTAATCGGCTTGGCCGGTTTGGCTGGGCTGAAGGGACGCAAACGGGACGATCACACGACCACCGTCCGCCGCTGAAGGTGCAGGAGGCGCCGTAGTTCAGCGGCGCCTCCTTTAGATCCGGTAAACTTCCCATCTCCTAGACTGCCATCCCCGGCAATCCGGGAGCGGGGCTCAATCTGCTCCAACTAATCTTCTAGCCCATCGATCGGCATGGCCGTGGGTGTGGCGATCGCGAAACCTTGAAGGCTAGGCTTCTCCATCTTGGCCGGCACCCGAAAGGGCACGGAATGCACGATTGCACTGCTGGCTCTCGCCCTCCAGCAGTGTCAGCGGATCAACCAGACCCACAGCTACGCCAATGGCATTGGCAGCCGCCCAACCCCAATCATCCTGCGCTCGCTGCAGAAGCCTCGGCGCCTCTTCCGAGATGCATGCGCGACCTGCCTGAACAATCTCAGCTGACGACACGCCTTGAAGGCGTTCCGAGACCTCTGCCTGAAGGGGCCCGACGACCAGAATGGCAAACAGATAACTTATGAACTCGGACATTACTTCCCCCTGCGGTTGGGGGAGATATGGGTATGATCCTTGAGCGGCGCTAGAGCGACTTAAGGCAACAAAAAAGGCCGGGGCGAAATCGCACCGACCTTCCTCATCATCGCTTTCTCACCAGTGCCAGTACATCCGTGGTCAAAAGTCTAAAGCGACGGCGGCGATTGTGAGCGGCGAATTTATCAGCGCTCATGAACAATGCCGATGGGCGATATATAGGGAACCATTGTCTCCTAAACAAGCTCAGGCGGCATCCTTCTTCTTCGCCTCCCGCAGCCGGCGACGCTCGTTTCTTTTCTGAGCCCAAGTGAAGTCGCGAAGCTCCGGCACTCCGGCAGGGCTAAATGCGCTGTCGTCCATCCACGCTAACGAATGCGCAGGTTCTTCGATGTTGACAGGAATATGCTCGATTACCGGGGCAACACGCAACAGGTCAAGATGGGCATTCTCGTTATTGTGCAATGGCTTCCGAAGGAACCCTAGTGCAATACGTGTGATAGCCCGCTCTTTGCGGCGTCTTCCTGTCTCGACGTGAATCCCTTCGTCGCGGCACCAGTGCTTGAACGGCCGGCCGCCGGCGCGCCCGATCGCCCAGTGCCATAGGCAACGGCGCTCGCTCTCGTCCTCCACCGCCAGGATCAGTTCATTGCAGCGTTCCCAGTCCGTGACGTCGGATGCGCGAACGCGGGTCGACCGGCTTTCCCAGAAGGACTCCCGCTCCTCCGCATAGCGCTCACCGCCCCACCCTGCTTGGTCCGCGGCATCATGAACGTACGGCAGAGCCTGAGCCTTCACCGGCTTCGGCCCATCACCAAACGGAAGCCGGCGATCTGTCTCAGCCGCTCGGATGAAAAGCTCGGTGATCTCTTCCCTCGTCATGCCGTTCTCCGTCTCTCGTCAAATAGGTCCCCTTGCGCCGCATTGGGACCAAACACCCTGACCACCCTCTCATACAGCATGCCCGCGATCGCGTGGCGCTGGTGGGTGATCCCACTGAGATCTCTGGCGATGAACTGGAGCTGCCCCACCGGCGTCTTATCGAAGCACTCAAGCCATTCCGTCGGCCGCTCCTCGATGATCGCCTGACACGCCTCCACCAGGTCACTCACTGCCCAGAACAGATACTCGTCCAGTTGTCCCTGATTATTCTCGGTCTCTGCCAAGGTGGACATCACCATGCGGAAGTGGGCCTCGCCTCGATTGCGCAGTATTCTGTCCATAGTCGCAACCGCTCGCGTCTGACGGACATCCGGATAAGCGCGGCCATCGATGATCTCGATCCCGTACTCCTCGCAGATGCTGTAGACGCGGGGATCGATCATGCGACGGCCCTTCGCTCTACCTGAATGCGCTTCCCTTTGCCGCGCTGCTTCACGGTCTTTGGGCGTTCCGTCGCCGGGAGATTGAACGCCGCATTTGCGCTATCCCATTTGCTTTCGGTCGGATTGAGCATCCCGCTGATCGGGCTGTTGAGGTAATCCTTGAACGCCTTGCCGGCCTCTAGCTCGGCCTCCTCAGCCGTCGAGAACAGCCTATCCAGCTTCCCGTCCCGCAGGATGAAGTTCTTCGAGTGATGCACCATACGATAGAAGGCGAGGAAGCCTCCCTTCACGGGCATAGACCCGAAGTCAAATCTGTTCATGGCTGTGCTCCCAATTTGAAGAAGAATGGAACGATTGCTTGCGGCTCGGGATTGGGCGGAGGACTTCAACGAAAGAGGATGAGCCATGCTGGTCGCACGCTGGGATAGCCCTGTAGTCATCGAGGATGAGGGGCTTCGTA